TCTTTTGCCCATGCTTCTATGTCTTCATCAGACTTAGGTAGCTTTATTTCTTTCTTTGTTGCTTTATCTAGCTGTTCTTTTAAATCATTTAACTGCTTCTGAAACTCTCGTTCCTTTTCTTGGGCATGTCTTCGTAAGTCTCCATAACGCTTTTTGAAAGTTTTCTCTTCAGCAGAAGTCGGTTCTTCTTCACTCTTATCTTCCGATTCTTCAGCCTTAGTTTCAACTTCACCTTTTTGCTCTTTCAGTAGCTGTTCTAATTCTTGTTCTTCTTTTTGTATTCTTTCTTCTTGTGTGTAAGGTTTACTCACAAATGCAACTTTCTTAGGTGTTGCTTCCTTAATCATAGCATCTGCCATTTATTTTCTCCTTTGGGGTTATCGTAGCCAATTATTGTTGGGGGATAAGTAGCCATTATATCACGACTTAGTTGTTAAGTCAATGAATTATTATTGTAGATTACTTTTTAGAAGCTAATCCACCTCGCTTCATCTTTTTAGTTTTCTTTTTTAACTTAGGTATAAAACCACCTACAGCAGTAGAATAACCTACGTCACCCATGCCTCCCATTTCAGAATCCTGTGAAGGACTATCTCCCCCACCATCATCGCCCATAGACATACCAGTTTCTCGACCTGTTACTCTTCCTTGACTTTCTGCTCTTCTCTGTTCAGCCTCTCTTGCCATCTTACGTTGAGCCTCTATTAACCTTTGCCTCTTAGCCTCAGCAGCAGCCTTACGTTGAGCTTCTATTAATTTCTCTTGTTTTACCTTCTCTGCTAAAGCTTGCTGTTTTTTAGCTTCTTCTTCTTTAGCTTTTTTATCTGCAATAAGACCTGTTGTTTTTTCTTCTTTAGCTAAAGCATCTAAATAAGCTTGTGCTCTTGCTCTATCTTTAGCACTAGCAGTTGTTTTATTAGCTACTCTTTCTGCATCCTTTGCACCTCCCATAAAACCTGAAGCTGCCATCGCAGAAAAACTTCTTCCAGCATCTGCAAAACTACTATAAGATACACCACCTTCATCTGTAGTAGACTGACCATACTTATCATATGTACCACCTGTTCTTGGGTCTATTTCTCCCGGCTTAAAACCTTTTTTAAAGGTAGGTGCTACTCCTAATTTCGCAGTAGCATCTTCATAATTAAGACCATACACAGCCTGAGATAAAGAATCTAAATTTGAATATTGGTCTTGGTCTCTTTCTTCACCAGACATACCTTCATATTGTTGTTCAAACGTACTTATTATATTGTTAAATGCATCCGTTTGTGGCTGTCCTAAACCTAAACCTTGACCACCCATCATTCTACTACCTGCGTCATAAGCACCTGCAACCATTCCAAGTGGACCACCTGCTACTCCTAGCATACCACTCGCTAAGTTTCTAGCAAAGGTACTAGAGCCTTTAGCTGAATCAATAGCATTTAATACGGCTAACCCCCTTTGTTCTTCCTTCATCTTACCAAAACTCTCTTTAATTTTTTCAGGAGATTGTTTAGAAAAATTAGTATCTATTAAAGAATTATCTATTCCTCTAACTTGAGTGGTAGTTGACAAAACACCAGAATCATTTTCATCAGTTCTTACCTGTGTAGTTGTAGGTATTACAGATTTATCTTCAACTATAGGTTTTTCTTCTTCTTCTTTATATTTAGTATATCCTTCAGGTATAGGATAAATAGGTTTTCCATCTACAAATGGAATAAATAATTTTTGCCCTGCTTCATTTCTGTATTCTATTGTTTCTCTCTTACCTCCTACTGTAGGCATTAATGTAGCAAAAGAAGGATAAGTCTGTTGTTGTGGTTGTTGTAAACCTACTACAGGTTGCTTTACCTGTTGCTGCGGTGGCACAAAAGGTTGAAATGGTGCAGTTGATTGTTGATAGTTTTGAAAGTAAGAAGGTTGTGTAGCAATATTAGTAGGTACTTGATATGTTCCTGTAGGACTAGTAAAGCCACCTACTTGCATATTCAAAGGTTTACCACCAACTACAGGTACAGGCATGGGTTTACCTGCTACCATTACATAACCACCTTCAGCCATTTCCATTTCCTGTGGCTCTTCTTCATCTTCCATATCTAGGTCATCCATGTCAAATGGAACATCATCAGGTAAAGTAGCTTCTTCGCTATTACCCATCTGACCCATAGCTTCCATTTTTTGTAAGCCTTGTTTAGCTTCATCACGTAATGCCATTATTTTTTCTAAGCCATGATATCTAACAACATCAGCAGGTAATACAAACTCTCCTTCACTTAATTGTGCAGGGATGTCATCTCTTACTTCTTCTCGTGTAGAACCTGTAGGTACATCATTGCCTGATACTTCATCAATCATGCCACCTTCATCTTTGAGACCACCATCCTCAAATAGTTCCATTTGTTTCGGTAATTGTTTAGATTCCATTCACTTCATCCCTTAGTAGTTTAAGTCTGTTTAATATAGCTACTGCTCCTTGTGCTCTATGCATCATTACAGTATTATCTGCCTGTTCTAATACTTTATGTTGATTCATTATCTGTGAATCAATATAATCATTGAAGCTGTTCAGTAGCTTGGGGTTGTTCACCAACGGTTTCAGTTGGCTGAGTATTTGCTTGTTGTTGTTGCTGTTGTTGCTGTCCATTCTGAGGTGTTCCTGTAAATCCTTGTTCTCCCGGAGTTGGTGCTATTCCTGTACCTATTGTACCACCACCTGCTCCTGTAGGGTCTAATGGGTTAGCTCCTGCTGGGGGTTGTTGAGGTTGTTCTGCTTGCATGCCTTTCATAAGCTCTGCTTGTACGGCAGCTTCATCCATATTATTTGTAACCTTATCAGGGTCAAGACCCATAGAGGTTGCAATCTCTCTGATAATATATTGAAACTTAGCAAAAGGTGCAAGAGGTTGACTGCTTGCAACCTGTAAGAATTGCATCAATCTTTGTGACCTTACTTCGTTAGCCATTAAGCTTTCAGTTCCACGTGCTTTAACTTCTAAGTCTCCTTTGATACTGCTATCAAAATCAAACTGCATATTAAATCTAAAGAAACCTTCACCTAATGGTTTAAGTAAATAATCGTCTACGTTCTTAATAACTGTTTTAATACTACCACTTGCAGCATTCATTAACATTGATATACCTGATGCAGTTCTACCTACACCTGTTACACCTGTTTGTCCATGAGCAAATGATGGTAAGCCTGTACTTTCATCTGCAAGCTGTCTAGCCTTATCAAATAATTGTAAGTTTTCCTGTGAAACATTTGGAAACTTTGTACCGAAGATAGCTTGACCCGGTGCACCACCTTGTCTTCTAAATACTTTACCCGGATACACAGATAAGTCTTGTCCCGGAACTAAGTTTGTTTCATCTACTTCTATAAGTAAATTACCTGATAATACAGCATTATCTACAGACATTCTCATAAAACCATTCATTAATGTCTGTGTGTCATCCATGTTTTCAGCTATACCCACACCAAAGAAAGAATATGGGTTTAGTTCATATGGTGCAGCCATATAAGGTATCTTTGCTGGTTTAAATGGATTAAGAACCATACGTAACAATTTACCATTACATATCCATATATTTGTTTGAAGCTCATCAAATTCTTGTAGCTCTTTCGGTATATCAATATCATTTTCTATTAATAGTTCAGTATCACACATACCCCAATATTCTAGTACTTCAAATCTATCTATGCCATTATCAGGAGAATAATCAGCTAAATCATCTTCCCAATATTTTCTTACATAATTCTCACCTACTGATATAACTTCATCTATAACTGCACCACGAAAGAAAGGTCTCTTCTTTAATGCTCTTAATTGAGTACGAGACATCTTATGTCTTTCAATTACATACTGTGCTTCATCCATGTTATTAGCATCAGGGTCAGGAAAAAAGTTCCATACAGATACGTGGTTTAATTGGGGAACAGTTTTAAATACAGGATTATATTCACCATTCTCATCCCAATTAGGATATTCTTTATCTGTTGCAAAAGGTCCTTTCATTACGCCTGTACCTAAAAGTGCCATCTCAAAAGCTGTACTTCTTAAATGTCTAGATGCACTAGACTCTTCTAATTGGTCTTGTATTTTCTTTTGCATTTGTTTAGCAGCTACCATAGCAGGACTAAAAGTAACTGATGTAGGTGTTTTACCTGCACCTTCTCTTAAACTGTCTATGTCTTGTAACTTGTTCTCAAGAGGTCCTAGCTTATCTTGTAGTGTTTGGGCAGTAGCACCTGCAGGTAAATCTCTTCCATCACCAGTAAAACCATATGGGCTTTCTAGGGCAGGTTCATCTCTAAGCTGTTCTGGTTCTTTAGGGTCAAAGCTTACATCCTTTGCAACACCTTCAGGTAACATAGTAGGTTCAATGCTAATAGGAAATCTTGTTCCTGCAAATAACACATCAACAATCTGACCATAGGCAGCTAATGTTTTAGTCTTAGTGACTTTAATAAACACTCTAGATTTTTCAGCTTCAGTAAATTGAACATCAGAACCATATAAACCTCTATAGTTTCTATAAGCTCTTAACCATCTTTCTTCATCATTGTTTCTATAATCTTCTGCTCTCTGATATTTTTCTGATACGAAGTCTACCATACTATTTACTTGAGCATCATCAACTACACTATCTTCTGTGTCTTCTAATGCTATTGCTTGGTCTTCAATCATAATTTCTTCTTCAGCCATATTTTATATCCTTAATATCCAAATGTTGCATCTGCCATTGGCATGCTTCTTGTAGGTGCACCCATAGGGTCATAGTCAAATATACTAAATCTTGGTCTTGACATTATACCATATCTTAATGCATCGTACAAGTGGTCTTCTGAGTGAGTATCTATATCCTCTGGATTCTTTTTGTCAATAGGTAATGCAGGTAGTTGTGCTGTTATATTTGTACATGTATTAAAGAAAACTAATCGAGGTTCTTCTGTATACTCATCTATCTGCAATCTTCTATGTATTTCATTTTTACCTGATACACGGCTACCTTTACTTCTGTCTGAAGGTCTCCAACGACAACCCTTCATAATCATCTGTTCAGCCAAAGAAGGACCAGTATCGCCACGCTTGTGCCAAAGAGAGCTATCCAAGACCCCATACTTAATATTTCCGTCGCCAGACTCTGCATCTAATATCATATCTGCCAAATCTGTGGCAAGGACTTTGCTAACATACAACTCTCTGTATACAATAATTTGTTCAGATGGTGATACAGCAAACCAAAGAACACCACTAAAAGAACCATACCCATAATCACAAGCTCTAAACTTAACCCAATTACTAGGTATCCGAAAAGGTTCAATAGTGTGAATACTCCTATCAAACTCAGTAAAAGCAGCACCTTCCTTAATATCCCAATCGCCATCCAATAATTGCCTTCGTTGCTGTTCAGGTAATGATAAGAGCATGGCTTCGTAATCCCCCTGCTCTGCAAGGTAAGGATTGTCTGATAATCGTGCAGGGATAAATCTCCTCTTAAATAATGCTCTTCCAGCCTTCGCATGTCCTGCCGGATACTTGAGCACTTCTCCTGTTTCAATGTCTGTTGCATCGTATGCTTTTCCAAAAGGTGCAGGGTCAATAAACATTTTCTTTACCCAGTGATGACCCCTTCCACCCGGGTTAGTTGTTGCCCTCATATAAATAGGCAAGTCAGGTGCAGTAGAACGAAGTCGTGACCTCATGTAATTCCAAGCATACGGAGTAGACCGTTGTGTTAATTCATCAAAACCTATCCAACTAAATGCCAGACCTTGATAAGGTAATACATCTTCATCTCGGTCTAAATATGAC